GTGTAAAGAATACTAACAATTTGTGTATTGTCTACATTTCCGTAAAATTGTATTCTGCCATCATAGCAAACATTCTCTTCTTCATTATATCCAGAAGAACTTGTTCTTCAGCAGGACGTGCAGGGGATCCTGGCCACATCTTAATTGAATAATCATAGTGATCATACAGACATCGGACTTCATCTATTCCTAATGTCATGGTACAATGCCATTCATTTTCTTGAGGGTTCATTTGTTTACGTTACAGGTTAGTTCGCAATTTTCTCCTTCAAATTCTGAATTAGGGATAAAAGGTGAGGATCCACACACAGCACTTCTACACCATCGTGCCCCGTGCTCTTCTGATTTCTCTGAGTGCTTCAAGGTCCATGTTTTTTGTTCCTCCGTCATATGCATGAGCGTAACCCTCCTCAATCATTTGTTCGTTAAGCGACACGTCTCCGTCCCCAATGTAAAGCCAACCCAGAAGACGCCCGTATTTGCCAGTCCCACCAACAAGTTCAGTCCTAACAGACAACTCATCATCACCAGCCAACGTACCTTCCAGTTTTTCTTTGAGCCAGTTTGTTGCTTCAATTCCAAGTGCTTTCTCCTCTAGGTTTCTGGTTCTTTTCTCTGGTGTATCAACTCCTGCAACTCTAACTCTTTCTTTCTTGTATAGATCAAACCCAAGATCAATGGTGACATCAATAGTATCCCCGTCAAGAACACGATTGATCTCCGTCACTCGGAAGTTGTAGCAGCTCTTCCTGCTTGGGGGTGTCATGGATCCCATGGGATTCTCTCTTATCTATTCTTAGTATGTATATGATGCTATAAACTGCCATAACTACCACAATGAATGTCATAATAATCACCGACCATACTGGATCAGATGGATTATCTAAAGGACGTAGTAGTAAATTCATAATCTATTTCCACTCCCTGCAGAAGGAATTAATTGATATGCCATCTTATTTCTCAATTCATTAATACGATCTTTATCATACTGTTGAAAGTTTCCTCTCTTATCAACTTTCTTATAGTAGTGTAATGCGTTTAGGATGATTGTGTAATCCTCCATTGTTAATTCAAATTTCATTTTCTATATGGCAATGGCCAAGTAATATGTAAAGTGAAACATAACAGTGAAACAAATCCAAAAACAAATAAAGCACTCATTTTATTCTTTCCAAGTTATCCAAGGATCTTTATTGTGTAGACAAGAATTTGGATGTGTCCAGTTTTCAAATTCCCAATGTCCTTTATCTAATGATATCAGTTGTATTTTTAAATTTTTATTTTCTTTTTTGAGTGCGTAAATTTCTTCTTTTAATTTTGTAATTTGCCTGTCCATATATCTCTAAAATAAAAGTCAACTTTAGTAAGCCCTGTTAAGGGTGGAGTCTCACCTCCCTCAGCCCACTCCATACAAAACCTATGTATTTGATCACATGAATTGACATGACGAACACCATATATTCTTGCGAACGATGACATAGCAAAATTATATTTTGATTTAATATGTGGTTTCATATTGTTGAATTAATCTTTGGGTTTGTTTTCTATCAGACCCACAAGGAGCATTCCTTAGACACATAAGAATTAATTCGTCATCACTGATAGAGGGTTTAATTGTAAACCCCCACTTATCAACTTCACCTTCTACAGGTGCTTCAACGTAATCAAATTCGTGTGGCATTACCTGGTGATAGCGATTGGAAAATTTTAGAACATACATTTACAGCATGGGTTGCTCCATATACTCCAGAGAAGATATATGAAATACCTAACTTACTACAATACTTTTGAAGTTCCTGACATTTTGAAATGTCACTAGTGCTGTAATCAATAACAATATCACCCTCCTCAAGTAATGGTAGCAACTCATCTAGAGTGTCTTCTGCCTTTTGCTCTGGACATGTCATCTGAAAAATACCAGGAATTTTTCCTGCACTAGTAAACTTATTCCCATCAGATTTAACTGCTCGGACAAGATACTCTATTGAAGTTACACATCCACTAAGGTGTCCTGCTTCATATTGTCCACAGGCATTCTCATAGTTAGTACTACTGTAACCCCAGACTTCAATACCCTTAGCAAGCATACGGCGAGCCATACCTTCACCAGTACGACCTAACCCAATCATTCCAATTTTCATTTAATTAACTCAATTTACATGTACAACGCCGGTCATACCAGCGCCTTGATGAGGACCACAGAAGAAATTATAGTCCCCTGCGTCAGCAAATACAACGTCTTGTGATTCTCCTGGAGCAAACAGTAATGCTTCTCTAGACAGGTCAGGACGTGCCTCAACAATAATATTATGGGGAGGTAATGATTCATTGATAAAATGAACCGTATCACCTGCAGAGATTGTGATCTCATTCGGTGAGAATGCTAGGTTACCATTAGCACCCATTGATACATCAACTGCCCATACAGGAGCAGCAATAAAAAGAGTAAAAAGAAAACTAATAATAAATTTCATAATTGTTATAAACTAATTTTTAACCAAGGTAATAGTGGAGGAATAATTCCTATGAGCCTGAGGAGACCTTCAGCAAATAAAGCGAGAACAACCCAACCCACACACATAGAAATAAGTCCAGCATTCCGGTTGTGTTTACGAATTGCATCATCAATCATCTCCTGACACTCTTGTTTAGTTACGTAATCTTTGGGCATTATGTAACTCCACTATCTATAATATGTGTGCGTGATTATACTCACCATTTGTCATGAGTTCGTGACTTCACATGTTTGATCTGGACAGTACTCCTCTTTATAGTAATGTATTTTTTCAATTAAATTTTCGTATTGATCCCACATGTATTCAGAACCAGTTTGTTCTTGATACATTTTACATGCTTTCTCTAAACGGTAAATGTCGCAGGCATTTAGTCTCATCGTCATAACACAAGTTATACAAATAATTATAGTAATTTACTTAGCAATTCCACGCTCTCAAACTTTTATTAATCCTACTGTCAGGATCTCGTGACGTTTTCTTGCTGGTCAGTTTCTTTTTCATGCCTTTCATTCTTGCACAGAATGATGCACGTCTTTTATTTCCTTTCTTTTTTGATGGAGCTTTTAAATCAGAACCAGGATTTTCACGTTCATAAGACTTTCTCCCTTTTTCATTGAGACCGCCTTCTTTATTTTGACCGGATTTTTTTGTCCATGCAGATTCCGAAAGATCTTTAATCTCTTTATATGATTTCATGAGATTCCAACAATTATGTTTATTTATTTCTTCCAACATAATTCCACTCATCCACACCATTGTAATTAGGTAGATGTGTTAAATTTGTTGATAGTACATATCTAGGATTGTCTGTTGGATTTTTTTCTGTTTTGTGTGTTAACCAACCAGGAAAAAATAAAACATCATTTGTTTCTACTTCAATTGGACCCCATATAAGATGCGTATCTCCAAGAGGTTCTGAACATTTATAGGGTCTTAATGGATTCTCAATTAAAAGATTTCCACTACCTTCCGGAACTTCTAGATATGCTGCTATAGCAATAGTTGCATTTTGATGATGGTGTGCCTCAGTAAAACCACCTTTACGATGTATATTAATCCAAGATTCACTAACTGACATATTACATGGAGGTGCGTGAAACCATGTATGCATTAAGAAAGGAACTACAAATTTTAAATATTCATTAAATTCATCAAACTCATCCCAGTTATGTGGAACATCCCAAGTATCAGACAGATTATTAAAATGAACCCCAGTAATTGCATCACCATTTTCGGGATCATGCCAATTATATTTTGTGGATAATCGTTTAGATTCTTTTAAATATTCATCTACTTTTTCTTTAAAAGAATTGAATTTAAAATCAAAGTTTGTTTTATAGATGTATGCAGGGAAAGCATCAATACCCTCCATAAAATTATAATCATCTCCCATCATAATAATTGTTCTATTACTAGTATTTATCTACCTTTTTCCACCGCCCATTTCTTTAAGCATCTTTTGTAGTTCTGCTGTAGAACCTACAAACATAGCATTGTTGGTAACTTTAGATGGTCCTTTTTTATCTTCATCTAAGTCTTTCATTTTCTTATGAAGATCTTGAAGTTTCTCTGTCATGTCTGAGACATGCTTCATTGCCGCTACAGCAACTTCATACGCTCTTGGGTGCCCACTTTCCTGAGCAACCTCTAACGCACCTCTGACCGCCTCCTGACCCTGATCTATGAGTGAGTAAAGTTCTCCTCTGGTATATCGGTAATCTTTTTCCCGATCATCCTCATCAACCTTAGGTGGTTGTGGTTTACATGGTTTTGATTCCTCAACAGGTTCAGCACTAATGTTGAGGACATCTTCCATATTTTCTTCTAGATTACTCATAAGAATTCCATCCCTTCATTGAATCCAAAGTCATCTGTGGAGACTACAAATTGATCATCAGCAGCATCAACTTGTCCATCTTGATTATAATCAACTTTTGCTTTAGGAGTGTATGACAATTCAACATGTCTCTTGTTAACATTAAGATCTCCAATAGTCTCAATGACACGTGCCTTACGAATAACATCTGCCTTGGTGTAGGGACCATAGATGTAAGACTTCGCAGTAAATGATAAAGTATATGTAATAGATCTTCTTGTAGTAAAATCTTCTTCCCAATCATCCTCAAAATTTACACTGTTGAGAACAAAAGCAACATCCCTAATCTCATCCATGTCAGGAATAAATTTAATACTTACATTTAATGATGGTTGAAAAAATGGTAAAATTTGTTCTAAAATTTGCAGTCCATCGTCTTGCGACTTAGCGATAATACCAACCTCAAATCCAATGTTGTATGGTACAGGAACGTATTGAGTTCTTACTTCGTTTCCATTATCTGCAATAACAGCTTTATATTTTTGAGTAGCTGCTGTTTTTCTTGTACTGTCATAATCAATGCTTGACATTTCAAAGTACATTCTTGGTAGAGTAATAGATACCTTTCTACCATCAGAAGGATTACCTTGTAATGGATACAAGAATTTTTGTTTAGGTCCATAAGCAAGAGGAACTTTTTCAGTTTCCAATACTTGACCATCAACAGTTTTTTTCAATTCAATATTATTGAATAATGTTCCAAAAGCGATTACGGTTTTTCTAACCGCTTCATTATAAAATTGTGTTCCTAACATTAGAAGCTACCTGTAAAATTACCAAACTCACCGAATGGGTTTCTTTCGCCCCAATCAATAATATTATCCGCACTATCTTCTATTATTTGATTTTGATCAAACTCAGTGCTTTCATTATCTATGGTAGAGAATGAACCTAATGTATATATGGCATTAGATTCAACCCCTCTAATCATGTCACCATCAAGGAAGTTACCTGTGCGGTTCATAACTTCTAATGTGTAAGTAGAACCATTCCAATCAGCAACTTCAGCAATGGATGCACTATCTAAATCAAACATTGTTGCACGTGAACCACTAGTGGTAGTTTCTGTATATGCATTTATAATATATTTTAAATTTGCTGAGTCATAGTAAAACAACCCTGGAACACTAGTAGCACTTGTTCCATTGAAAGTGTAGACATAAGATATTCTAGTGTCTTCAAATTTCCAATAGAAATATTTTTTCTGTACTGTAGTTGCATATACTGGATCAAATCCACCAAGAGCAGTCACTTCAATAATACTATTTGATGATGTCCATGTCCTACTACCACTTTGTTGTACCATTCCACCAATAACAACATGCTCATCTTTTATAAAATTAACTGGACCAGCTGGTGGATCTATAGTAATTGTTGGGGGATTTTGAGGATCATAATTTAATCCACCTCCGACTACCAATAATGAAAGAACTCCACCATCACCAATAGTTGTTTCTATATTTCCGCCAGTACCAGATCCGGTATTAATTGTTACTGAAGGTGCTGTGCTATATCCAGTTCCTTGTGTAACTACTGTTGCTGTTGATATAGCACCATTAGAATCAACAGTAACTGTTCCAGTAGATTGTTCTCTTGTAGGGATACTAAGAGTAAGGGTTGTGATGTTACTGAAATCTCTTTCAATATCGTCAATTTCTTCAATCCCTGTGTCAAACTTGTCTGCTCCTTGCTCGTAGAGTTCAGCAGTAAGAACATAAAAATACTGTTTGCCCAATTGGAAGAATGGTTGTTCTCTCTCAACATACTTGATTTCGTAAGTATCTTCTGTCAATGGAAAATATATTAAATCTCCTTCGTTCGGTCTACCATCTACTGCTAAATTCATTGCAGGATTTGCAGATTGTTCCCACCTTCTTCTAGAAACAACAAATGTAATTTCGTCAGTAATTCTTAAACCAAACTTACTAACAAATTCATTGCCTGCTCCAAATCCCTCAACATTAACTAGCATCATTTCAATCATATAACTTTGATTGAATTCTGATTGAATAACTTCTCCTAAAGTTTTATCTTTAATTTGAACCCTAGGAACGTAATAAACATCAGCACCGAACAATTTAATTTGTTCGTCTACTAAATCTTGTACAAGATTCTGTTCGGTTTTATTACCACCGTATTGTGGGAAGTATACCTTTTTCATCCGATCATATCCATTGGTGGAAGTTCATATGTACTGCTAGATTTTTCCATTAAAGCAGCAATTTCTTTTTCTGCATCATCATATAGTTGCCTACCATTCATGCTGACACCACCTGGAAGCTGAATGCCGTTAAATTTAATAAGGTTCTGACCCCACTGTCTTTTAATTAATGCAGTAGAATATTTTTTAATAAACGGATCATTATACACTTGAGTAAAAGTTTCTGGATCAAGTGCTCTAAAACAATCAATAAGTACCCACTCGTCTTTCATAACTCTTTTTGGATCAATATCAATATACAAACGATCTTGTCTGCAATTAAATCTATATGAAATCAATGAACCAGTATTGATAATCATATCAATATTTTCAAAGTGTTGCTTTATCATGTAGTAGTTGACCATATCAAAACCACCAAAAGCAAGACCTGTACCTGATGCATTTGAAAACAAATCCATCAAATAATACTGGTTGCTCATACCAAACATATTATTTCTTAC